GAAGGTACTAATTGCAAGTACTATGGGCAAGTTAAAGGACGGGCGTCTTACTACTCTGACGTGGAGGAAACTGTCATTTCTTCACACGTGGAGGACGTGTGTGGTGTGCCCCAGAAGTGGGGTGGTCCAAAGTTTCGTAAGGGATGGCCTTGGCAGGCGTCCCTTCAATATTCGACTAAACCTTCTTGTGGTATCGAAGGATCCTTGCTCGAAAGAGCTTGTAAGGATTACATTCGACCCATTTTGAAGGCATTGGGTGAGCTGACTGGACTTAGAAATCAAGTCAGACCACTGAATCGCATGGAGACTGTCTGTGGAATTGATGGAGTTCGATTCATAGACAAGATGCCTCCAGGCACTTCAGTAGGATATCCTCTTTCTGGTCCAAAGTCAAATTTTATTGAACTTTTGGAGCCTGAAGAGCATCCTTCTCACCAATGTCCAGCCGAACTAGATGAACGTTTTTGGACACACGCAGAAGAAATGGAGAAGCTTTATCTGAAGGGAGAAAGAGCTTATCCAATCTTCAAGGCTTGTTTGAAGGACGAGCCAACAAAATTGACCAAGGACAAGGTCAGGGTATTTCAAGGAGCACCTATCGCATTGCAATTGCTAGTGCGAAAGTACTTCTTGCCTATTGCCCGAGCATTGTCCATGATGCCTCTTACATCTGAGTGTGCTGTTGGTGTGAATGCCCAGGGTCCTGAATGGGATCAATTGGCTAAACATATCAAACAACATGGTGAGGACCGTATTCTTGCTGGTGATTACAGTAAGTACGATCTTCGTATGCCTGCTCAGGTGATGTTTTCTGCATTTCGTATCATGATGGATATTGGCAAGTTCTGTGGATACACTGACCAGGATTTAATTATCATGGAAGGTATTGCTACAGATATTTGCTATCCTTTGATGGCGTATAATGGTGACTTGATACAGCATTTTGGTTCTAATCCTTCGGGACAGAACTTGACTGTTTATGTCAATTCTATTGTGAATGCTCTATTGTTTCGATGTGCATATTTTGAGATTTGTAAGGATCGTGAGAACCTTCCACCATTTCAAGATGTGTGCGCATTGATTACATATGGAGATGACGCAAAGAGCTCTGTACATAAGGACTTCGATGAATTTAACCACATTTCAGTGGCAAAGTTTCTCGAGGAACATGACATGAAGTTCACCATGCCGGACAAGGAGTCCGAGCCGACACCGTACATGAATGATACGGATGCAGATCTGCTCAAAAGAAAGAACGTGTATTGTGAAGATACTGGATTGATTATGGGTGCGCTTGATGAAGATTCTATCTTCAAGAGTTTGCATGCCAGATTGAAGTCCAAAGCACTTACAAAGGAGCAGCAATCGATGCAAAACATCGATGGAGCTCTTCGTGAGTGGTTTTCACATGGACGTGAGGTCTATGAGCAACGCCGCCAACAAATGATAGAGGTAGCTAAGCGTGCTGATATTATCCATGGTTGCACTGTTGTACATGAAAGTTATGACGACAGACTTGCAGCTTGGAAAGAACGCTACGCTTAAGCAGCGGCAACGTCTTGGGCAGACATTAAATGCATCCCTCTGGGCGTAACCCACCACGTCTAATTACACCAAAAGGGGGCTCTCTGTATTGGATGACCGTGCTTGTCCAACCAGTCAGTCGAAGGACAAAGTACAGGCTTGCAGAGAGAGGCACTTTCCTCGTAAAGTACCCCTATTTAGGGGAGTGTTCGCCACACGCAAGATTGACACACGGTGCATGGATTGAGTCTTCCATGTAACCGTTAATGATGACTTGCTACTATGAATAATATGAATAATAACACACAAAAGTTTAATGTAACTATAAATGAGGAAAGTTTGGAATCCCAGCACCAGAACGT